TTGTATGTATCTGCTTACATACTGAGCTGTTACTGCGTCATTAAATATATCGCTATACTTCTTACCAGATAGTTCTTTACCTATTTGTATCCCTCGACTATCAACTGCTATGATTGCATCGAGCACTTCTTCGCCTTGCCTATTTTCTTTGTATTTAGCACGCAACCTAGCTGTTGGATCGCCAAGAGGCATATCTGAAGGGCTAGTTCCAGTGCCTGGTATTACAAAACCAAATATTTCTACACCGGGGTTAACTCCCTCGCCCCTTAATAAATTAAACATAGTTGTACCTAAAGCATTTCTAAAGTAACCATCCATAGCTAATCCGTCTGCCCCTTTAAATAACCCTAACGTGTTTGCTCGGTCGTAAGCATTAAGTATATTCCTAAAGTTAACGCTAGCTTTACCTTTAAGGTTTTCAGGTTGGAACTGACCAGTATCGCTATCGGTTATATTGCCTACAAATTCTTTTAGCTCTGAATTTAATTCTGAAACTAGGTCTTGGGCCCTATCATCGTCTAGTTGTCTAATTCTAGCGTTAGATTCAGTTATGTACTGATCTAACCTTGCGTTCATGTTTTGAGACTCTCTATCAAACGACTGTACTTGCATAGGACTTGTAGCAGCATCCCCAGTAGCTAATAATCTGTAAGCGTCTTGGAACTCAGTACTAAAATCGCCACCTGCTGTTACGGCTATAGCAGCAGCTATCTCTGCTTTACTAACATCAATTGAACTATCGTAATCCGGGATCTTATCTAAATCTTCTGGTGAAGACACTTTGTATTTGTTAAAAGCAGAACGGGCTTTATCTAAAATGTTTTGATCTCCGCCTACTTCGACCATTAAGGCTTCGTTTTGTTTTACAAAACTAAACATAGCCTCTGGACTAGCATTTACAGGAAAAACAATTTCTGAATCTTTTAAACGGCCTCGTAAATCGCCTGCTTCTGCTTCCAATTGTGTAATTCTTTCTCGTTCTTCTTTTGTATTACCATCAGTTGTTTTTAGAGGGTTACCAAGTCTTCCAGCAGATCCGTCTCCCATACTCCCACCTATGCCAGTACCAAACACGGGTTTGCTTTCTCTTTCTAACGCTGTTCTTGTCTCTTTGTTTTCTGCTAAATCACCTCTAAGTTTTTCTCTATACGCATCTAAACCATCATTAAACTCTGACCCCATTTGAATTAACATTTCAAAACCCTGCGCAGGGTCTAACTCGCCATTTTCTACTAAGCCTTCAATAACATCTACTGCTTCTGGCACACTGCTAGCTGCTTCTAATTGTTCAGATATTGAAAGTGATTCGTTTTTTCTTATCCCATCTAAAGTAGCTATAGCTTGCGCTCTTTGTCCCAGTGGCTTACCTTGTGCAGTAAGTCTATGAGAATGTTTTTGTAAAATGCTATTAGCCATAGTACGAAGGCCTTCTGTATCTGTAAACATAACTATATCTTCTGGGTTATTAGTAAACCCCATAGTCTTTGGAAAAATACCCTGTTTAGTTTCTATATCAAAAGCAATTCCTTTGTCAGTTTCATTTATACCAACAATCTTACCTTTTTCTGTTTGGCCAGTATTTATATCTTTGTAACTAGTTGCAATAGGACTAGAATTTAAAATACCGATTAACCTGTCTTTACCACCTTCTTCTGCGAGTAATTGTTTAAAATCATCCTCGCTCATTTGTGCATACTTTGTGTTATCTTCTAGCTCTAGATAATCAATGTACGGGGCTACAGTTTCAATAACTTGTGAAGCTGTTGAATCATTTTGTGATTTAATCTGAGAACCTATTTTTTGGGCGGTAAGTATGTCTGATAAGGTTGGCATGTTAAATTAAAAATGCGGCTAATACGGAGGCTCCCATATTAGTCATTTGCGAAGCATAGTTAGCTTTAGCGCCTTTGTATGCTCCTCTTCTTTGCACTTCACCCTGGGCCGCAGTGCCTAACCCCTCTAAAGCCCTAGCATTAACGCCTTGGCCTATACCAATTAATTCTTGTAATAACGCTTGGTTTGTTGACCTTTGTTGAACCCTAGCATTGTTTAAAGTGTTTGCAAAAGATAACTGCCCGCCCCTTTGCGCAGCTCGTTGTTGTTGTTGGAGTTGTGCTTGGGATAACCCCGCACCTCCATACCGTTCTAGATTACGTTTTTGTACGCCCGCAGCTATCTCTGCTTGCTGTGGTGCAGTTTGCCTAGCCCTATCAATGAGCGTAGTATCGTCAGTCATACTCAATAATTTTTTTTCAGAATCCCTAAAGTTCCCAATATAATCGTTATAATCTTGCCGAGTTATGTCAGCAAACGCTTTATCTGGGTTTTCTACATTAGGCAACGCGCCTGCAAAGTCTTGAGTAGTTTTTAAGTTGTTATAAGCACCTAATATAGATTTCATTGTTTATCCCGGAGTTTTTCCAATACTTTGCCCAAATATTATATCGAATGGGTTATCACTCACTTGAATTGGGTTATCCTTACCAGGTGTGCCGTCTTGGGTTTTATTATATGCTTGTGCAGCTCTATATTGACTAACATTTCTACCAACTTGTTGTCCTAAAGTACCGAAAGCTTTTATGTTACCGGCGGTACGTATTTGTTTAGCTTTCGCTCTATTTAAAGTATCAGTGGTAGATATCTTAGAAGCTGTAGATAAACCTGCAGCTGTTTGCGCTGCCATTTTGTTTGCACTTTTTATTCCTCCAACCTGATCACTTCTAGAACCTAATAGCCCTTGAGTTGTACCTTGGAGTTGTTGCGCACTAGCAGCAGAAGCTAAATCAGCTTGGGTATCTACTGCACTTACTGCTCTTCTATTTGGATTCTCAGTAAGGGCTTGCATAGTGTCGGCTTGGGCTCTGCCCTCACCTTGAGAGATTAAAGTATCTTCTTCATCAAAAGACCTATCTACCAACGTTTTTAATTTAGGTAAATAGTTTTCTCTAAAAAACGCTTTGTCTTGCATGGCTACAGCAGCATTTACCTTTTCAGCGTCGCTAGCTTTGTAATCTGACTTTTTAGGCTTACTCACTTTTAACTGTTCTCCTATATATCCTTGTATCAGTATGCCAGCCTTTTGCTATTGCATACGGTTCCAATTCAGGTACATGAGATTGTGCTTCTATATACTTACAATCGGATTTCCTAGCTAGGTCTTCAATCCAATCTTGGTGAGCTAACCACTCATGCCCGCCTTTTTCATAAGTATACGCTATCCACATATACAATGTCTTGTCTTTTGTGTACCTATCTATATCTATAGTAAGTACTAAAAACCCGATTGGTGAGGTAAATAAAAACGCTCTTTCATCTACGCAATCACTATAAACATCTTCGGGAATAAAGGTTAGACTTGGGTTGTCTGCTAATATACTTTCTATGCCAGGTTTGACAATGTTCCACGTGGAACGTATGTCAGTAAGTACTGGTTCAATAAAGTCATTAGTAGTCGATTTCCCTTCCGTATCTTCCATAGCGCCTCCTTGGCTTACCTACTCCTTTGTATTTTACGGTACGTTTTACACCCAGGTCCCCGCCTCTTGCACGAAGTTCTGCTTGTATTATTTCACCATTAAACTGTACTAAATATTCTCTAGCCGCACCTATATCTGTCCACTCTCTATTCGGCATACGAAGTAGCCTATATAGAGCACCATAAATAATTGCATCTCTGTATTGGTTAGAAACTGTGCTGTCAATGTTATTGCTGGTTCTAGTTGGTTTTAAAGCCACACTAGCAATAACTTCTTTAGACCCGCTTGGCACGGGCACTATCCAAAACAAACTAGAAGACTTTTGTAAGTAAACATGCGGGCTGCCTGTTCTATTTCTCCAGTCTGGATAGTTTAACTCTAGGCTACGCGGACTAATAGGGTCCATATCATTGCCATCGTGAGTCATATATAAAACTTGGTGTACTTCTGTAGCTACTGGAATATCAAAATCATATTCATAAACACCCGCAGTAGTGTTGAATGGGTCCATATCTAGTATGTAAGCCTTTGATCTCTCGCAGAATTCTATGGTCGCAGATCTAATGTTCTGTTCAACCAAAGAATCAGGGCACAAAGGCACGTAGGGTAAGATTTCTTTTACTAAAGAAGTATAAGTTGCCATTCTATGCTCCTCGCATCATGGGTGACACAGCTCCTATGTTAGAGACTGAGTCGTTGTTAGGGTCTAATAATAGTTGAGCTTGGGCGCCTTGGCCTATGCTTGCTTGGAAAAGCTGGTAATGTGTACCTGCTCGTTGTGCATTTCCTGCGTACTCTGCATCTTTCAGGTAGGCCCTATACAACACGAAGTCTATAATCGCGTTAGCATAAGTATCATCTATATCAATAGTGCTACTGCCTGTAGTTAAATCTGTAGGAGACTTCGAATAAACAATCTCTAAAAAAGTACTTGTGCTAGACGCTCCTGGATAAACGTAGAAATTTCGTGGGTCGTCTTCGTCAAATATGTAGTTTTTAACAGTGGTCCCATGTGCAGAAGACCCCGTTACGGTGGGATCATGCCAATCAGGGTCTTGCGTGTTTAAAATATCAGCGTTAACTAACCTAACTGCCCTTTTGCCAGTTGCATCAGCTGCTGCACTAGACATATTTCTAGTTATTTTAATTAATCGCAACCCCTCGGTGGGTAGGGTTTGTTTAGTCCCTACCACTAAAGCTACGTTTGCTGTTTTAGCAGAGGCTTCGGGTCTGAAGTTAACGATTTCTCGTTGAGCGTCATTAATGTAG